CAGTTAGCTAAGTGGCATAATATACAACCCATATGAGACCTGAGGACCTATAATAAGGGTACTCAGGTTTTTTTATGCTAAACTTCAATGACTTCATCAACTACGTTTTCTCATTTTATGGTGACGGCGGGTTGTATGATCAGAAACGCACTAAAGAGCAAATTGCATTTGCTGTTCTTGCCTACCTTGATGCTATCGATGCCCGTGATGATGATTTCTACACATGGGGTGACGGTGACAGTCTAGACCGTGAGCGGGTTAGAGATTTCATGAACGACATTTATGGACCTGTGCCTGTCGTTGCCACTGAATCACATTTTACAGACAGCGGCGTCAAGATCCTCAATTAGCTAACCAGTTGACAAACTGACACACACCCCCAACCAAGGGGGTCTTTTTTTGCTATTATATAAATGTGAGGGATGGTTCGATTCCATCATTAACGTGGATACGTAGAACTGGGTCTAAAGATCCTTGTGAGCAGTCCTTGCAACTCCTGGAATTACCAGTTCGTTCTCACATTTCACATTATAGGAGATCAAATGCCAAACTGGTGTAACAATCGTGTTTCATTCTACTCAGACAATGATGAGCAGATTAAGCAAGTTTATGAAATCTTTAATTCTGATGAAGTATTTCAAAAGATTAAACCAGCACCTGATTGGAAGACCACACCAAACTCAGAGGGTGAGTTGCCTGTAAAAAGGGAACACAAGAACCCAGATGGTAAAGTGGTCTACACTACCTACGATTTTCCATCAGGTAAAAATGATGATCGTTGGTACGATTGGAACGTGAACAACTGGGGTACTAAGTGGGACATAGACAAACCAGACTGTGATGAGTTGGATCACAACTGTTTTGAATGTGAGTTTGAAACTGCCTGGGCACCACCAGAGGGAATCTTCTACGAACTTAGAGAGAAATTTCCTGATGTTGACTGTACATGGTTTTATGATGAACCAGGTATGATGGTCGCAGGTTACCTAGGACAGTAAACAAAGTGTCATACACCCCCTTCACAGGGGGTTCTTTTTTGGTATTATATAAATGTAGGGCGTACATCTCGCACACTTGCCAATTGTTCTAAGTCCCTACATTCAATTCACATATGCATTCTATGTTTTTTAAGTACATCTCACTTCACGAATACGACCTCACTGATAAGGGCATTGCTCAGGCGTGCTACGATGAAATGAAGCAGGAGGGTTACGACTTGTTACTAAGTGAAGATGAAATGCAGCATCTCTCAAAGTTTAAGTGTGAACAGTTCAAAGACTACATGCGTCCGCTGTTCGCATGAAATTTCTAGTAACTGACATCGAATTTGATTTTGAGGACAGTTTAGGAGAACTGTCCTATGATGAACAAATTGAGATCCGCGATCAGCATCTAGGAGTCTGGGAAGCAGATTCTGATGATGACATGATTGACGAGATCACTACAGCATCAGGTTGGTGCATTAAAAACATTTACTACGAAATCCAACTTAAATGAGAGTAGCTAGACCAGTTTAATTAGTGGCACAAGGGACATAGATTTGTCCCTTTTTTCATGTATTATTAAAGAGTACCAAACATTTTTCACACATGCGCAAGATTGAATCCCAAATGAATCAGGCAATCAGAAACGGATCTGATTTCAGAAAGGATAACACAACCGTAATAAACATCAGAGGCAACGCCTTCGTTTATCTACACGGCAATCACATTGCAACTGTCAGTGACAATTCTTTACAACTCTTTGACGGGGGTTGGAGATCAAACACAACCAAATCTAGGTTGAACGCTCTATGCCGTGAGTTTGCTTACGGGTGCGGGGTATTTCAAAAGAACTGGGAGTGGTTTCTTTACAGAGGCGGCGTCACCAGCGATTTTGACAACGGGGTGACAGTTTAGCTAGTGGCACACATGGGGGTTTACATGCCCCCTTTTTTCTGTATAATTAAGACATGTCAACACTTCATCACGAATCTCTGCTTGAAACATGCTTTGACCAAGCATGGGACAATTTCAGAGAAAGCAACAAACTCTCACTTTCAGAAATGGAAGAACTCTGGGACATATCACGTGGAACACGTGACGCCATAGAATCCCAAGCACGCAAACTATTTCAGGAGATGTGCCAATGACTTGCGACAGAGAACATTACTGGAATCTGTGTGGATTTCTAAATGATGAGGAGATTCATCAGGTCTGGGAGATCATTGGAAATTCCCTAGACCGTGCGGGTTGGGTTGGAACTGCTGATGACGCAGAATTGTCAATGCGTCTTTATGATCCAAATCTTAAACAGAACATTGACTGTGATACACAGTACGACCCCGAACCATGCGAAGTTGATCACCCATTATTCTATGAACACTGAAGAGCAACTCTATGCGTCCTTCCAAGAATGGTTGGACGCTTGCCCCGTGGTCATCACAGACTACCAAGATTTCACAGATGAATTCATCATCAAATTCAATCTAAGGGCAGAGTAGAAAAAATCCAGCCGCCCGTGGACAGTTAGCAAACTGTCCATTTTTTATGGATTGGTCGCCAAAATCGTGTATTATAAGAATATGAAAATCACAGACCAATTTCAAATCTCTCTCACGTCTGAGCAATACGATTTGCTCACAGACATTTTCGCAGCAGCGGCAGATCTCGATTTGCCCCCGACTGAGGACGACAAATTCGATTCTCTCTGGGATGCGATTTTAGACGCTGAACACAACATCAATTTTGAGGAGGCAAATTCATGAGCGTGATTTCTGAATTCTACGGAGGTCTGCTTGACAAGGGTTACACAGAACGTGAGATCCGAGAGTCATGCAAAAAACATCAGACCAGATCCGTCCCTGATGCGTTCCAAGATCGTTACTCAACTTACGAGGAATATCTCGAAGGCATCTCAGATTTTTTAAACGGACTCTAAGTCCGTTTTTTTCTGCCCGCCGCCAGGCGGCTGCTTTTTTTGAAAACCACTTGACAAAGTGGCACATGCTAGCTAGCGGTGTGTCGCTGCGGATGTATAATAGAAGAGTCAAAACGAATTCATCATTTTATGACAGCATCTGCAGCAACCGCACCCAAGGCACGCAAGACAAGATCACGCAAACCTAGGGCAACCGCAGCAGTAAAGGCAGCACCCAAGGCAGCAGTCAAAAAAACAGTTGTTAAGAAAACAGTTGTTAAGTCTGCACCCAAACGCCCTAGCACTGCCAAACTCATCACCCTTTCACGCTACGTGCAGGACGCAAAGCAGAGGTGGGCAATTCACGAGTACGAAATCAACGCCCTCGTGTCTGACCTTGTTAAAGGTTTTAACATTGTTCAACCTCAAGTTCAACGCTTAGCTAACCAGTTCAAGAACTGACACACTAGCACCCCACGGGGTGCTTTTTTCATGTATTATTAAAGAGTAAACCAATTCACACGATTTACATGCCCTACAATCAAGATTTTGTTGAAGCACGTGCAGAGGACATCTTCGACGGTTGGGTCAAAGAATTTTTCAGAGACCTAACTGCCCTTGATGAGCAAGCACTCTATTCACTAGCACTTGACACAGCAATCGAAGAGGCACTATAGACCAATTCTCAAAGTGTCCATTGACCCCTTCACAGGGGTCTTTTTAATTGTACAATTAAAGAGTACATCACACATGCCTTATGAAAAGAATTGAAATCACAATGGGTCGCAACATTCCAAACAGCGGCACCGTCTCAGATTCAATGATGAATGAATTCATCAAGTCAGATATCATGCCACATTTTGAGTACGGCACATTCATTGACGGCGAGGGCATCTGGCAGGGTGAGTTTGAGAAGACCAAAATTTTCTACATTGAAATTTCAGACGACGAGGTCCAAGACTACATGCCCAAGTTTGAGGCAATCGCTGCAGCATACAAGCGAGCGTTCAGACAGGATGCAGTTTTGATTTCGCAAGTACAAACGCACTATGCCTTCACATGACAACAAGACAATTAAAAAAACTTGCAAAGAAGAACGGTTGGGAGTTGGAACGTTGCGGGGGTTCACATTTTGTTTACTCTCGCGGCGTTGACCGTTTAACAATTCCATATGCTGCCCGTGGATTCGTGGCACATAACATCTCAAAGCAGATCCTCAGGAAATGAACCACTATTCTCTCCCATACTTGCCACACCCGTCAACGGGTGGGCGTCCAGTTCGGGAACTGTCATTAGCTATGAAATCAGTGCGGTTCCTTGCTGGTATAATTAAATCAAAGGCAAAAGAAAAATCATGAACACAACTTGGGCAGTCCAACCAGCAGCATGGGCAAATTTTGATCCTGACGGCGTTGTCTATTGCGCAGATATCGAAACCGCTTATCGAATCGCCAGGCAGCTGCATCCTAGGGAGGGTGACCAAATGATTTTCAGGATCAACAATAACACCAACCCAATTAAGTGGGTTCGTGTGACAGATGAGGAAGTGGCACTCTCTAGCTAGCACTCGTCACCCTATGCCCTATAATAAGAACATGAACAAAACAAACTCTCTCAAATCTTATTATGGCGGCAGGGTCATGATGAATGACACCGCTTCCAAAGATCCAGCAGTGGTTGCAGCATTGGAAGCAATGCAAGCAAGAAACTGGGAAGACCTAAAGACACCCAGTGGACACTATGGATACTGGAACATCAGCGACAGACATTAGTCGCTGATCCTCTATAATAAGAACATGACCTTCACCCCATCACACATGAACGATTCTACTTACAACGGTTGGACAAATTACGAAACTTGGAACGCCGCTTTGTGGTTAGGAAATGACGAGGGTCTTTACAGCATCGCTAGAGATTTTGATTTCTACAGCGATCTGATCCCAACACTGATTGAGGTCTGTGGCATACGTACACCCGACGGGGTACGCTGGCAAGATGACACAATCGACCATGCAGAAATGGACGAAATGTTGGCAGAGTTATGAACAACTCTGCCCATGGCATGATCTGAATAATGCGGTTCCCGTACCCCGTTAATCGGGGGTTCAGGTGTAAGCGATTCCTACGGGGTAAATTTGGGCATAAGGTGAAACCTTGTTGATGCCCCGCTTCAGATCTATAAGTCCATGGGCATGTGTGAACAGACAGGGGGGCAGTAATATGCCCCCTTTTTTTGCCTTGCCGACCCGCCAAGCGATTTGAAAATTAGCTAAGTCCCTAACCTACAAAAGTATCCAGACGACAGATAAATATATTTTGAAATGGTTTTTTTAAAACCTCAAAAAGCAAAAAAATTTTCCCAGGAAAAAATGCCCCAAAAAGTCGATTACAGTGACTACGACAGGATCCTCAATAACTTCGACGCATTCTGCGACGAGTTCGAGAGTCGTGCCGCAAATTCTTTTAATACAGGTGATAACAATGAAGGACGAGTTAATGGAGAGGTTGAACGAGTTGGAGAGAACACTCCTATGGCAGTCCGAGAGATTGAACGGATTGGACAAGAGGATCTCGCAGCTAGAGAATCCGTCGTTGATGTACAGACGACCGACCAGTGAGGATTACGAAACCATCGGTCAAACCCTCGATTACCTTCACAATAATATCGAAGGTATCAAACAAGATTTACTAAACGTTGCGAGAGCAGTATAATGGCAACCCCTTTATTCATAGCAGACGCCGCTACAATGGATTCAGCATCCTCTAGAGGAGATTGTGGATTTCCCCCGACACCATTTGGAGTTGCAATCCCATGTGCAACAGTTGTTGTAGGTTCTGGACCTCTGATGATCATTCCAGACGGCACTGTTGGTACACCTGTACCAGGAGTTGGTGTTCTATGTGGAGTTGTAACAAGAACTGCTAAGGTAAAGGTGAATGAAGGTAAGGGATTCGTAGTAATTGAAGGGAAGGTACCTTGTTTAGCTAGAGGACTTCCAGGTTCAGGTGGGGATGTTGCAGAAGGAACACCAGCAACTCCTGTAGACAGACCCTTTACAGCACCAATAACACATGCTAAAATAGTAGTTGGATCAGGTGGATCATATATTCCTCCTGAATTAACTGAATAATTTACTAACATTATATGGCAAAAGTTAAATCATCATTGAGTGGGCAGTCGTTCGTTGAAGCGATACCCAAGAAAACAAGACAGGGCACTGGGAAGCATTCAAAGTATTCTGCAACCAGTCGCAACGGAGCTAAGAAACGTTATCGTGGTCAGGGCAGATAATGTCTGAATACATCGAACCGATGTTTGCAGTCCCAATCTTTCATCTCTATGCGAAGGATTGGGATCGTAAGAAGAAACTACTGCAAGACTTATCGAGTCATCAGGAGTTTAAGAAAGAACCTGGTGAGTATGTTCCGAGTGACTTCCGATCAAAGAAGGTAGAATGGACGAAAATTGAATTAGTGATCAGAGATGAGTTAGAGATGTTTAAGGAACAAATCAAAAACCATAATCTGAATGTTAATGCGTATTGGTTTGAGAAAGGTGGTAAGGGAGATCAGCATCTTATTCATAATCATGGAGCTACAGGGTTTAGTGCAGTCATGTATATTGACTATGATGAAGAGGAGCATACACCGACACAGTTTGTGAGTCCTTTCAACAATGTGATAGGATGGGTTGATGTCTATTCTCCGAGGGATATACGAAGTGGTTCGGTAGTATTCTTTCCATCATTCGTACATCATTACACATTACCTTGTGAGAGTGAGAAAGAACGTCTGGTGTTGTCTTGGAACATGGATCAACCGTTAGGATACTCCTAATAACGAGGACGCCGAGCGGGGCACCGACATAAATATTACAATTCCTTTATTATATCATGTACCAAGCGTTGCCTAAAGAACTACATGTAAAGGACAGTCCTATAGCAGGTCAAGGTCTCTTTGCAAGGGAAGACATAGATGCAATGATGTATCTTGGTATCTCTCACGTGGTTGTGGATGAAGACATCATGAGAACGCCTCTAGGAGGTTTTATAAACCACAGTGATGACCCCAATTGCGTGAAATGGTATGAACAGGAAGAATGGGGTAAGATTTATCATATGAAGACTATTAAAGATATTAAAAAAGGAGAAGAACTCTTTCTTAAGTACACTTTCTATTCGGTAACATGACTTATCCTGCACCCGACGTATTACCTTATGATGAATGGTTTGACCCTAACTACAAATATAATCCTTTAGATTCTATGCCAATAGCTACTGATAAAACACCAATTGAAAGATTGCATGATGACATGAGAAACGAATCTATGCATGAGAAGATGTACAAACTAGCTACCAAGAATGGTAGTACAATAGGAGGATCCGAAAACAATGAATGAAGAAAAGCAACTTATCACTGAAGTAGAGACTGATCTCTATCTACGTAAGAAAGGAAAGAGAAAGAATGTAAAGGAAGAAGAACTTTTTGATAAAGAAGACTATTGCGAAGGGGAATTTATACCAGGTTTTCACGATTAAAATATAATGTTAAAAAGTATTACTCCATCTAATGTTGGATGGTTGGAACATAAGCTAAATGCTGATGAATTGAAGCATTTGTGGATGTGTGTTGATGAGCATGTTAGTGATGCCAAACCACAGTTAATAGGGCATGTGGATAGGAGTATCAATATAAAGGACATAGATGACCTATTCCTGTTTAATACTATCAATCCATTAATCCATAAGTTTAACGAAGTCTTTCAGTATGGTAAGCACGAGAACATATACAAAGAGCATCCATACTTCCTTAGGGACTTCTGGGTAAACTATCAACATCAACATGAATATCAACCCATCCATAATCATGGAGGAGCATATTCATTTGTTATATGGTTAAAGATACCAACAGACTACGAAGAACAAAACAAAGATAATACTGCTAACTTTAAGTTAAATGGTGTATTTGAAATACAGTACCTGAATATACTAGGAGAGTCATGCATGTACCGTTATCAGCTAACAAAAAAGGATGAAGGTACAATGTTATTCTTTCCGTCTAGGTTATTACATGCAGTGTATCCATACTATAATTGCGAGGAAGAAAGGGTGTCGATCAGTGGTAATGTATGGTTGAACACGGACATTAGTCGCTAAATAGAAACAGCCTTGCTGTGTCTACATGCCCACCTTTCAGACATTTAAAGATCTGAGTTTAACTTTTAAGAAGCACCCTGTTTCCAATGATATGGTAACAGTGAAGGATAATGCAGCTATCACACAATCGATAACCGCATTACTTCTTACTGGTAAGGGAGAAAGACTATTCCAACCCGAATTTGGTTCGGATTTAAGAAATCTTTTATTTCAACCTCTAGATTATGGTGCAGCTGCACTTATTAAGAGTAAAATTACAGAATGTATTGGTCGTTACGAACCTAGGGTATTTGTTAATGAAGTAATTTGTTATCCAGATATGGAGAACGATGGTTATAATGTTGAATTGTATTATACAATTATTGGAAGAAACGATAGACAAGTGGGACAGGAATTCTTCTTAGAGCGTACACGATAATGCCTTATACACAGGTTGCTAATTTAGACTTTGAGGAAATCAAAGTAACTCTCAAAGATTATTTGAGAGGACAATCGGATTTTACTGACTATGATTTTGAAGGTTCTGCATTAGCAAACCTGATTGATGTCTTAGCGTATAATACCTACTATACGGCGTTTAATACTAATATGGTAGTCAATGAACTATTCATTGATTCTGCCACCTTGAGGGACAATGTAGTAGCAATTGCGAAGCAGTTAGGGTACAGACCCAAAAGTGTTACTTCTCCTACTGCATATGTTTCTTTTACTGTCAATTATTCTAACCCAACAACTGATACTGAACTAATTCTTAAGAAAGGAACAGGATTTATTGCGACTTATGACAATAAGATTTACCAATATGTCACAATTGATGATACAAAAGCACAAGTA